TTGCTAATCCTCCTTATTACTATGGGGTAGATAAGTGATTAAAGTTTGAGGAGAAAGAAGAGGGCTTTTTACAATAAAGGTCCTAAATACTTTGAGAAGAACGAGAAACTCAAAAAGAAGCTCAAAGCTTTTTTCATCAAGGAATCAAAAATTAAACACGGCAAAGGATTAAAGATATGAATAGAGAAAAATTAGAAAAACGTTTATCGAGAATGAACCCCAAGAGTGGGCATGCTAAAGTTTTGAGGAGAAAATTAGGACTAGATGCTGGTGGAGAGGTAGCCGCCCCAGTTGTAGAGAGTGTAGCTCCTAAAAAGAAGCGTGCTACTAAAAAGAAATAATTTATTCAAATATTTGTAAAGGAAGCTTAGTATTTTCAATAAAAGCGGCTCTATTCTTGTGCCAAGAATCTCTTCCTACTAATTCTCCTCTAGAATGATGTACAATCTCTATATCTAGAATAGTATTCACATACCCTTTTAGATAAGCAGTAGAAGTATAGTGGAGATCATAAAAGTCCCACTCTCCTTCGAAATATTTAGGCTTCTCTAGTCCTATTTTCCTAATCATATGAGCTTTAGCAGCTAAAAATAGACCATCTAAAGCTACTACATCATCAGGAGGTCCGTAATAAGTTAAGTATTCTTTCTTATTTGGATCAATATGAGTAACTTTTCCCTTATGCAACCCTTGTTGCCACCTACCCTGCTCCCACCAGACGGCATCTTCTCCTAAAAAGGTAGTTCCTGCGGGACCAGCGAAGGCCACCATGTCTCTCTTCAATGTATTTTTAAGTTTTTCTACAAAAACTTCATGATTTTCCCTAATTTCGATGTCATCATGGCACATGATAACTATATCATCTGAATTTGGGTTAATCTTTTCTAATGCTCCATGATAAGCTTTAAATATAGAATCTGCGCCTGCAATTAATACAACTTTTATACCACATTGAGTAAAGTAGGCGCAAAGATTATCAGTTGTTTGGGTAATATCTTCTCTAGAGCGAGTACATATTAGGGTGTATATCTGCATGTACTATAATATGCAGGCATTTATTGAACTTATATGGAAAAACAAGATTTATTAGAAGAGTTTATGCGATGTAAAGAAGATCCTATCTACTTTATCTCTGAATACATTAAAGTGACGCACCCTGTACGAGGGCTTGTGCCATTTAAGCTATACCCTTTTCAACATCGGATAATTGAAAATCTAGAGAATAATAGATTTAATATCCTCCGAAAGTTTAGGCAAGCAGGGTGTACCACAATCGCAGCCAGCTATGCATTATGGGTAATTATTTTCCAGAAGCATAAACAAGTCGTAATCCTCTCCAAAGGAGATACTGAAGCTACAGAGGTTCTTGATAGAATCAAGCTCATGTATGACGAACTTCCTAAGTTTCTTAAACCAGGAATTGTAGAGGATAATAAGCATACCCTTAAACTAGGAACTAATTCAACTATTAAATCCAGACCTTCTGGTAGGCAGTCGGGTAGATCCTTGGCTGGATCCCTTCTAATTATTGATGAGGCTGCTTTTATTGAAAATATTGATACCATCTGGGCTGCTGTTTATCCTATTATCTCTACGGGAGGGAGGGCCTTTGTTCTTTCCACCGTAAATGGTATTGGTAATTGGTATCACGATGTTTATCAAAAAGCTATAGAAGGTGTAAACTCATTTAATCCCATTGATATCCGATGGCAGGAGCACCCAGAATATCAAAGACAGGAGGATGGTTTTTCGTGGCTTTATGAGGAAATGAAAGCCAAGGGTCTAGATGTAGATAAGTGGGAGGAAACTACTAAAGCTAATATGCCTATGAAGCAGTGGCTCCAGGAGTACGAGTGTTCCTTCCTGGGGACAGGTGATACTTACATTGAAGGTAGTGTTTTAAAAGAAATTTCTTCTCAGACTAGTGAAAATTACAATATTAAATACAATAATAGAATGCGAGTATGGCAAGAACCTCAACCATTTTATACATATTTAATTGCATGTGATACCGCGCTGGGGAGAGGGAGAGATTACTCAGCTTTTCATGTGATTAATATGTATAATGGACAACAAGTTGCTGAGTTCTATTCTAATAGAACTCCGATAAATGAGTTTGCTAAAATTATTGCAGAAGAAGGTATGCTATATAACATAGCTCACATAATATGTGAGAGAAACACTATTGGAAATAACCTAATTGATTGGCTCTATAATATCTATGAATATGAAAATTTATGGTATGACGAGAAGGATGATTTAGGTTTTCTTGTTACTATGAAAAACCGAGATACTATTTTAGCTGACTTAGAGGAAGCTATTAGAACTAATTTGATTAAAATCAATTCAACCAGAACCTGTGATGAACTGATGACTTTTATAATTAAAGACCAAGGACGAGCCCAAGCTGAAAAGGGATATCATGATGATTTGATTATGAGTTTAGCTTTGGCTGTGTATGGATATAAAAACTTGTTAGATACTACTCCCCTAGATTATATTTCTAAAATTCCACATAAAGAGGCACCTCCGATGCCTTCAAAAAATTGGAAATTTAGAATGAAAACTGCTACAGGAGATATTTCTGAGGAAGATTTAAGATGGCTGATAAAATAAAAAAGAACAAACCTATAAACGAAGATTATTCGACATGGGGGGGAACTGGTAATAGGGCTGGAGGATTCTTTACTCCTACTGGCCCAATAGGGCAATTTCTGGCTAAATTCTTTGCGACTACTGCACAGGCGCAGGCTGTCAAAGCTATGGATAGGGGGGAGCCTTCTGTATATGGAGGGGACACAGTAACTAGCACAGAAGTAATTAAAGATACTGGCGATCACTCCCCTGCGGTGGGGGGTGTTTCAAGAAATCCCATCCTCCCTCAGTTAGAATTAAATAGGCGTAGAAGATACAAAGAATATGAGGATATGGATGAGTATCCTGAGATTGGGGCTGCTTTTGATATTTATGCAGATGACTCTACTCAACGCGGCCCTAGAAATGAAAAATGGAATATTAAAACTGAAAGTCAATTGGTTGTTGATGAAGTTACTACGCTTTTTGAAAATATCCGCTTGGGCACATTTTTATGGGATATAGTTAGAAACACCGTAAAATATGGAGATTGCTTTACTGAATTAATCTTAGATGTAAATAAGCCTAAAGAAGGAATTAAAAAGATAAAAATTCTAAATCCCAATTTTATTCTTAGAGTAGAGAATGAATTTGGTTATTTAAAAAATTTCCTACAAGAAGTTCCTAATGAAGAAAGCATGTCTTATGGGGCTACTTTTGGTCAAGAGCGTCCCATTAAATATATTAGACTTGATAAAAATCAAATCATTCATTTCAGGTTGCATACGTCGGATCCGCTTTTCTATCCCTATGGAAAATCTATCGCAGCCCTATGTCACCGCATATTCCGTTCTTTAAAAATGATGGAAGATGCCATGCTTATTTACCGTCTCACTCGCGCCCCAGAAAGACGAATATTCTATGTAGATACAGGTAATCTTCCTACTAGCAAAGCTGAGATGTATATTGAACGTCTTAAAGAGAAATTTAAGAAGGAAAAATATTATAATTCAAATACAGGAACAATAGATGCTAGATTTAATCCTATGAGTATGGATGAGGATTATTATGTTCCTAGTAAGGGAGGAAAGGGAACGAAAATTGAAACTTTGCCTGGGGCTACTAACTTAGGCGAGATTGAAGATGTTCGTTACTACAGAGATAAATTACTGGCAGCCCTTAAAATTCCTAAGGATTATATTGTAGAAAAAGATCAGTCTCCTGAAAGAAAAGCTAACCTGTCTCAATTAGATGTTAAATTTGCACGTACTATTCATAGGGTTCAAATTAATGTTGAGGTAGGATTAGAAAATTTGGCAAAACGCCATCTTCAATTAAAAGGATTTCCTGCCTCGCTAATTAAAAAATTAAGAATTCAGTTACCTGAGCCTTCCGATATGTCAGCTAAAAGAAAACTTGATCTTGATGAACAGAAAACTAGAGTTATTCAAGCAGTTCAGATGCTTGGATTATTCTCTAAGAAAGAAATTTATAAAGAATATTACGACATGACTGAGGAAGAGATTGATCAAATGAAGGCTGAACTAGAGGCAGATCAAGAGCAGCAAATGGAACAGGAGCAGCAAATGGCTGGGGCGATGGGGGCTCCTGCGCCTGGGGGTGCTCCTGCGCCTGGGGGTGCTCCGATGGGTGGTGCTCCGATGGGTGGTGCCCCACCTCCAGGAGCAGCAGGAGGACAGGAGAGCGCAGAAAATAAACCTCCAACTAAAAGTGAGGATACGATTACGAATCTAATGAGCTTAGATGATATTTTAATTCTAGAAAATAATGAAAAAGAAGTTATTTCTAGAATAATTCAAAAACAAGAAGAAAAAGTTGAAGAAGTTAGTAAATAGCTAACATATATAAACTTAGACAGTTAGTAACGGAGAAATTATTATGTTTTCAAAATTATTCGAAGATCGAGATAAAAAGATTTCCTATCTTATTAAATTAGGAGATTGTATAGGGAGATCCCTAAGAGAGAATGTAACTCTCTTTTCTATTAATAGTCAAAAAAATATGGTTACATATCTCACTGAGTCAAATAAGGTGATTAGTGGAGAATATGAGATCGGAAAGGATGTAATTTTGAATAATATAAATATTCAAGATTCTTCTGTTTTTGAGGATAGTGAGATTTTTGATAGTTTTGTATCAGAAAAGTTGCACACATTTGTAGAGAGTATTCATTATAATGAGTACAAGGGTGCTGATGATTCTTTCGCAGACATCCTATCTTTATGGGAGAATAGAGTTAAGTTAGATTCTATTCAAAATAAATTGTATAAAAAAACAGAAAAATTACAATCTATTGAAAAAATTACTGAGACTTCGGAGTTTCAAAAGTTAATTGAAATCAGCCCCCAATTAATTGCATTTTTACAGGAAAATAAAGAAAAAATTAGTAGTGTTCCTGAGATTAAGAATGCTATAAATCTATCGAATACTGTTTCAATGGCTTTTAACTTTCCTAAGCTTACTTATGATAACTTACTCGAAAATAAGAGTTATATTCTAAAAGATGGAGTAACGGAATCCATCTATGAGATGATTTGCCGTCAAGAGTTAATTAAAAAAGAACTTATAGAATCTAAAAAGGAATTTGAACTTATTTGGGCATCCAATTCAAGTGTACGAAGATTAGCAAGTATGATTTTTGAAGACACTGACAAGATAGTTGATACCTTCTGTGAAGCCTTACAAGAAGTCCCCTATATTGCTCTAGCTTCCAAAAAGACTTTATTTAATACTTTTAATAATTGTTTAGCTCAAACAGATGGTATAGGAGTATCGGAAAAAGATATTCAACAATTTGCGTCTATTATCTTTGAGATGAAAAAAGAAGTAAAGCAAATGTTTATTGAATCTATGAATGAGAAGTATGGGATCAATGTTCAAAATCTGCAAGAACCAATTTCCTTTAAAAGCCTCATCAATACTCAAATAGTTATTTTTGAGGCACTTTCCAGGCTTTCTCCTAAGGGAGGGATTCTGAAACAAGTACTCTCGGAAGCGGCCCAATCCCTTAAAAATAAGACAGGAATTGAGGGTATTGATGTAAACGAATATATTAAGGAAGTTTTTATTGCTGCGGGTTATGATGAAATAAATGAAGCAGCAACTACATCCAAAGATAAGAAGACATCTTTAAAAAGAATGAGTGATGATTTCGATCCTGACAGAGTAACCAAAACCATTAAAGATATGCATAAAGTAATTAAATCTGTCGAGGACAAAGTTTTAGTGGATCAGGAATATTCTTCAGACGAAAGCCTTGATAACGAAGCCCTGGCTGCTGAAGAGGGGAAAGAGAAAACAGATAAAACAGCGTCTACTCCTGAGGCTGAACCAGAAGCAGCCCCACAAGAAGAAGAAGCTCCTGATGAACCCACTCCTGAGCAGCCTAAAACAAGTCCAAAAGAAGATGTTACTAGTGAACTAGCAGAATTAGAAAATATGGTAGCCAATATCGCTGCTGAATTAGGAATGCCCGAAAAGGGGAAAGATGAAGAAGAATGAGAGAACAATTTAGACCCTATACCATGGTCGTTGGACCTTTTACGGACGCTACAGCTAGTTCTATAACTTTAGTAGATTCGGGAGGAAATGATTTTGCATGTAATTATATTTCTGTTGAAGCTTCTGGGCAAAGCATTACTGATACCTTTGTTGTTTCCATCATTCCCCCCGATTTATCTCAACCTGCGTATGCACCTACAGCCGCCGCAGCTTTGGGGGTTGATACCAGTGCTTATGTTGGGGGCGCAGGTAAAATAAGTGGGGGGTATCCTGTCGAACTTGTTTTATCAGATCGTGATAGATCCTCGATCATCAAAATCCAAAAAGCAAAGGCTGGTACTTCTCCTGTGGATGATGCATTCTTTTTTGTCACATACGGTCAAGTATGGACAGGCAACGCTTTACGGGATCAGGAGCGTCCTAGAGGTAGTTAAATGAGATTTTTTAAGAAAGGTCCCCTTGGGAGATTTTCTCCTTTAATGGGATCTACTATCTTAGCTAAACCCGCTTCTGGAGCAACTTTAAATCTTTTTGAAGATTCAAGTAATTATTGTGTTTTTACTTTAAAAGCGGGAGCTTTTGGGGTGGTAGGAAATAACTATAAAGCACTTTTGTATAATAGAAATCCGGGGGCAGGATTATTTTGGTTCAAGTTATGGGATGAAACAGATACTGTGGTTGGAACAACAATACAAGCAACAACTATGGTAAATATGCCAGCAGCTATTGCTGGAAATGCCGCTACGGGAAGTGTGGTATCAATGAGGATTGTAGGGTCTATTGCGAATGCAACTGCTTTTGCAACTAACGCGAATCTTGCTGATGCAACTAACTTTCAAGGAGGATTCAAGTGACCTCTGACATTACTCAACTTGTGACCTATGGATTAGACGATGTAGGCCAATCAACTGGGCTCGTAGGAATGACTACAGGGGATACTCTATCTCCCGAAATTTTAGATACAAAAGTACTGGCTGCCTCTGGCACAATGGCGGGGGGGGTTGGT